CAACGGAGCTGCCCGAGCCGTTGCCGACTTCAAATCCGACATTAAACGGATTGTGACCGGAGATTTCGAGGAGGAGCCCCTCGCCGGTTTGGTCCGGCGTGTCGTTCCACCAAATGAGGCCGCGGTCGATGTTGTTGAAACCAGTCGCCCAGACGAGCGCCTCGACGGAGAACGAACTCGTTCCGTTCGGGTCATAAACGCCATAGATTTGAGCGACGCTGTTCCCAGTTTCTTCCGCGCAGAGCGTTTGGTCGCCAACGAGTCCCGGAGCGTTCGATGCAATCGAATGGCCTTGCGAGCCGCTGCCGGGGGTGCCGCTATTCCATCCGCCGACGTTCCCGGTGTCGATGTAATGCAGCGCACCGGTATTCTCGTTGAGGTTATAGAGGTGCGCGGCGCCCATCGCCAACTGTTGCAAGTTGAAGGAGAGGTCGCTAATCGTAAGATGCGCGGTAAGGCTATCGGTAAGTTGCGCCGACGTGCCAGCCGAAAGAAACTGCTCGCCGTTTTCAAGCAGAAGCGCGCCACCGCCCTCGATACCGAACGGCAGAACGAACGGGCTACTCATCGCGCCTAGAACTCAGAGGTCGTGAAGGTCACGACGACGGTGCCGAGACTGCCGTTTGGCGTAAAGACGCCGGTCGTCGCGTCGATGCTCCCGACGTCGCCCGAGATGCTCCACGTGCCGGACGGATTCGCGATAACCGTGCCGTTTGAGCCGGTGAGCCGTGCGTGAAACGTGAGCGGGACGTACCCGTTCGAGGTCACATTTGCGGGCGTGATGGCGAGCGTCCAGGTGACTGCTTGTGCGTATTCAACCGCAAGTTGCGCCACGCGAGCGCGAACGGTTTGATTCGACTGCGCAAATTCAATCGCGAGTTGCGCGAGCCGGGCGACGGATGAAGCGCCTGCCGTTTGCGCATATTCTATCCCAAGTTGGGATAGTCGCGCATGCGACGAGACGAGAATCGAGAGCGAGGCGTTCAGGCTTTTGGTGCCAATGCCCTCCGTCGTCAAGGACGCGCTAAGTTGCGCATCGCCCTTTGCGGAGATGGTGAGGTCGGCAGAGGTCGAGATGCTAGTGTTCGTATACATCGAACACCCGCGCTAGACGGTAACCTTTATCGCGCCCTGAATGGCAGAAAGGTCGGTCGGAACCCACGGTGCGCTCGTAAGCGGATTCGTGTCGAAGTTCTTGCGGGCATACGTGTAGCCGGAGCCGAGCGCGATATTCCCGCCGAACGATTCGGTCGTGCCGTTGCCGACGCCAAGCGCGATGCTGCGACCGCCGCTTGCGTCTTTGCGCGTGTAGCCGCTCACCTGAACCGCAAGAACGGAATTGACCGTATTGGAAATGGCAGCCATAACGTAGGCGTCTTCGAGGTTGACGGCATTGGCGCCGTTGTAGTTCGAGTCTCCGGTGGGCGGGTTTTCCGCAGCATTGCCGTGGTTGGTTCCCGAGCTTGGGGTCCACTGCGTCACGCGACCCGCGCCCGTCGGGAGCAAATACCCGACGTGGATGTCCCCGTCGAAGCCGTTGTTATACGAGCCGGTCGCGTCGTTGATGTAGACGTCTCCGCCGTACCAAAGGTTGGCCGCGGCGCTCGCGAATCCGGCGGCGTTCGCGTAGGAATTCGCCGACTTGGCCGTCACGACGTTCGTCGCGGTCGCCACCGAGGCCGAGTTGAGTTGCACGGAGACCGAGCCGGTCGCCCCGGTCTCGAACGTCACTTTGAGTTCGAGGTAGAAGGCCGAGCCCGCCGAGACCAGGCCGCTCGCCGAGGAGGCGATGACCGTGAAGCCGGTCGCGTAGTCGCTGTTTGTCGTATTTGTGACGGCAACCGAGCCGTCAGCGCGCAGCGCGACACCGCACTGGAAGGTTCCGGCGTCCCAGAAGCCCATGAGGAGGGTCGTGGGAACGGAGCCGCCGGGAATGATAAACCGCGCGCCGATGATAAGCTCGTTCGCGTTTTCGCCCAGGTTGACGTAGCCCTCGCCTGCGGCGCTAAACGTGAGCCCCTGGGGGGCGACGCCGTCGGGGTTGTGGCTCGTAATCGTTAAGTTGCCGGGGCTGCTGTATTTCGCGGCGATTTGCGCCGAGTCGTACGTTTGAGCCGAGTCAAGGAAAAGGTTCACGTCGGGCCTCCCAAGGCGTCCTTGTCCTATACGGCGACGGGCCTCTAGGCGCCTCGCTCCCTAGGTGGCCTGGGTCGCAGTCGTGCCTATCGGGTCGGGAGCGGGCGAGGCCGGAATACCGCTCGTGTCGATGCCCGACTGGACCCCAATATGGATGTGCTCGTTGAAGGCATCGGTGAGCGCTTGGACGTCGCTCTTGAAGGCAAGCTCCTGGGCCCCGTCCTCGCTGCCGATGTAGACGTGCGGCGCGAGGAGATTGAGGTTCTCGACCGCGGTCACGGTAATGTTGCCGTTTTGGTCGATATTCACGCTCGCGCCGGAGGGCATCGCGATAGAGAGCAAGCACTCGCCGACCGCGGGCTCGTCGAGCGTAACCCTGGCGCCGGACGGCATGTTGATGTCGAGCTTCCCGCGCTCGGGCGGGTTGGGTGGGACGTAGGGCGCCGGAGGGACGACGGGTGCCGGGGGGTAGTCGGGCGGCGGATACTCCGAAAACTCGATAAAGGCGCCCGAGTAGAAGCCGATGGTGAAGATGACCGGGGAGCCCAGGTCTGGGCCCGCGGCCGTCGCCGATGAGCCGTAATTGCGGAATCGAATGAAGCTCTGCGTCTCTTCGTGATGCACGACGAGGTCGTCGGGATACTCGAACCAGGATGGAAGCGGGTCCGCATACGCCGGGACCGAGGACTGGTTGAACACGTGGCCCCAGGCCGTCGCAAACTGAGGCGAGCCCTTGACGCAATAGATGCCAGCCTGCATGCCGTTGCGAGCGTTGCGCGTGACGCCAGCCGGTGCCATCCACGGAATCCGAGAAGCAAGGAAGCTATTGTCGATGGGCAAGACGTCGACGTAAAGTTGCTTACGATAGCGACCGCTCGTCGTGACCGGATAGACCTTCGTCACCGTCCCGGTGATGAAGGGCATGTCGAACCACTGAACCCGGTGGTTGCGCGCCATCTATTTGCCTCCCGGGAACCGAAGCGACAGCGTGGTTCTCCAGTCTTGGCCAAAGCTCCCCGAATGCTCGATGTGCTCGATGTACCACGGCTGATTCGTCGTGGCCGCCTTCGCCGTTTTGACGGGAACGGTGATGCGCTGGCCGACGCGCCAGGCCGTCGAGCCGCGGATAACCAAGTGCATACGGAAGAGGCTGTTGTGGTACAGTTGCACCGCTTTGCGCTGGACCTCGGCATCCGCGGTGCTAATCGCGTAGAACGCTTCGAACGTCGCGGAACGAAAGCCGTACGTTTTGACAATTTGCTCGGAAGTGAGCGCTTGCGCATCGGAGATGCCGCCCGCGAACCCAAGACTCGCAGCGTAGCCCTTGACGAATTCGACGGCGTATTGTGCCGACATCGCGCCGTACGGGATAACCGTCAGGAACGTGATGAGGTCGGCGTCATCCATGCTGATTTGGCAGTCGTAAATATCGCTCGCGTTGAGGACGCCGGTCGGAGTCTGCGTCGTCCAGGCGTTGATAGCCGAGTCGAAAATGAGTTGGCCGATTTCGTTGACGAAGAGCCGGAATGCCGGGGGGTTGCGAAGCTCCATCGCGTTCGCCCACGTCGAGCCGGTCGTGACGCTAAAGGGTGGAAAATTCGAGTAGCTGAGGTTTTGGAAAGTCGGGTCGAGGGCGTCCGTGCGCACGAAGTTGCGCCAAGGGAAGCCGTACGCAAGAAAAGTCTGATTCTCGTCCGGCGTTACTTCGAGGGCGGGCACCGCAAGCTCGATGTCCTTGGTCACGACGAGGTCGAGCACGTTCAGTAGGAGTTGCGTTCCCGACGTCGGTCCGCTCAAGACGATGGTCAGCGCGTTTTGATAGATAGCGCTGAGGTACGCGATGGACGCCGCCGGGACGTTCGCGTCGTTCATGTAGAAGATTTTGGTGAGGTCTTTGCCGGAAATCGAAATGTGCGCCGACGGCTGGTCGCTCATCGTCAGCGGAACCTCGACCGGATTGTCCGCTAAGCCAATCATCACGCACGATGCCGAACCCATCGCCACCATGCTCGCCAGGTCTCCGTACGAAAGGTTCGTATTGAGCGCGTCGAGCGTCGAGCCGGTCGGGCCGAGCGGAATCGTGTTGGGGTCATCGACCCGCGTGCGAAAAGCATAGATGGCGACAAGGTCCATCGGCCCCATCACCGAGGCATAGGCTTTGACGACGGGGTTCGGCTGGCCGGTCTGCGTGTAGGGGTCGACATAGGGAATCGTCAGCGAAAATTGTCCGGCATCGCCCGAGTCATCTTTACTCGTCGAGAATTCCAGCACATCGTAAAACACGAACGGCGTCGGGGCGAAGGGCGAAATCGCAATCGCGACCCACTTGATTTTGTCGTCGCCCCAGTACGGGCCGTACTCGGTCTCTGGATACATCAGTCGGGTACGGCAGTGAGCGCGTCAAGCGCGGCTTGCGCCTGCTCTTGCGCGACCTGAAGCGACGCTCCGATAGATTGCGGCGAGACGTTCGGCGTGCCGGACGAGTAGTCGTAGAGAATCGTCGCTTGGATGCGCAACACGCCACGATTCGGATTGTCCGCGTCCTGCGTGAGCGAAACGCCGTCTTGCGTGATGACGTACGAGCGTCCGAGGTAGCTATCGTGGAAGCGCAGCGTGAACGGCGTATCGCCGGAATTCGGCGCGCTCATCTTCGCGGTCCCGAGTTGGTCGAAAAACTGCTGCACCTGTGCCGAGGGCGTCGGACTCCAAATGACAATCGCTTCGATGTCGAGCGAGCCTGGCGCGAGTCCAAACTCGTTGACGTGGTAGCCCGCGAGCGACTGCTGGATGCTTTGCCGCGCGCGGCGCTCGTAGTTGATGCGTTGCGCGAAGCCGTTTATCGAAGGGCTTACCGCGACGTCGAACGTGAGCGATGAGACTGGCGGAAGCCCGGAGCCGCCGACAGCCACGCCGGAGGTCGCGGATTTCACGCGCGTCGCCGAGTAAAGCTCCAGCGTGAAGGTCCGCTTTGCCGGATTGGTGACCAGTCCGCTCGGACCCGTCGTCTTACCCGCACCACTCGCCGTTTGCGCAGCCGAGAGTTGTCCCGCTTGCGCACGCGAAGCCGCTACTGCCTGCGCGGCAGCATAGACGGCCTGGGCGCGAGCATCATAGATGTAAATGACTTGCTGCGCGATATTCGAGAGAAAGCTCATTTTAGAAGCTCGCTACGGGACGAGAAGAGATGCGACCACCGGCGTTGGGCTTGTCGTGGTCTTTGACGAATTTCGCCGTTATTTGAATCTTACCGCCAGGGACTTTCACCGAGTTGTTCAGCGTGCTTACGAGCCGGTCGGCGTAGTCGTTCGTTCCCGCCGCGTTGGGATTCCCGGCGTTATAGATGCCACCGATGCGGCGAACGTCGTGGTGGCTTTCCCAGTCGGACGAAATCAAGCTCGCAGCGAGGTCCGCGGCCTCCGCGGCGTTCATCCCGTTATGGTGCGTTTTGAGCCACTTTGCCCAGGTGCGGTCGTCGATTTGGAACATGCCGTGACCGTGACCGTGGTCGCCCAGGCCGTTCTTATCGAGCGTGCCCCCGAAGGCGCTTTCCATATCCGGCAGCGCAGCGAGCAAGAGCGGCGGGATGCCGTGCTTTCGCGCCGCCGCGTTGATGATGTCCGCGTGCGGTCCCACGTAGGCGGCATCGACCGCAAGAGCACCGGCGACAGAGTTATTGACGCCCTGCGCTCGCAGGCTCGCATACGTCAAGCTATCGGCGAACGGGTTGCGCTTGAGGCGCCTTCCGTTCACGGTGCCGTGCTGGATGTCTTGCTCCAGGCCCTCGACGGCGAAACCCAGTGCAATCGGAGCCGCAATCGGGCCCGCAATCTTTCCGAGCAAACCGCGCACCCCGGCCGCTCCGGCGGCGCCGCCAAGACCCGGCAGTGCGCCGATGAGCTTGCCCGTCAGGATGGCGCCCACGATAGCCACCGTCGAAAGCTCGATGGCGGTGACCACCGGATTTTGCTGTCCGAGCGCGTCGAACACGTGGACGAGCGAATCGAGCCCCTTCTTGCCGTCGGCCGTCATCGTATTCTCGGCTCGCGCCATCCACTGCTGAACCTGTCCAGCCGGAGTCGCCATCGCTGCCTGCGCTCGCCCGTAGTCCGGGCTGCCCGGGTCCGTCGCGAAGCTCCAGGAGTTGCCGTTCTTCGCGTAGAGCGCAGCGAGCGTGCGAGCTTGGTCTTGGCCGACGAGCCCGACGAGCGCCATGCCGCCTCGAAGCGTGTTCGGGTCGCCGGATTCGCGCGTAAGCTCGCGCAGGATGCGGAATGAATTCGCGTTATTCGGGCCGCTCCGGCCGTAGAGGGCGTCGAGCGGCGAGACCCCGGCGCGATAGGAGAGTGCCGCGCGCCGAATGTCTGAGTCGGCCCCGGTGGAGACGCCTTGGATGGCCGAAAAAGCCGCACCGGCACCTGCGGCCGTTCCAAAGAAGCCGCCGAGTTGCCCCATGCGCGCCATGAAGGCCGAGGGCCCGGCGGCCGACTGGTTGAGTTCCGGGTTGGAATACTGAAGGGCTGCGAGCGCCGAGGTGGCCGCGCCGATGAATTCCTCGGTCCGGCGCCCGAAGTTGCCGCCGTGCTCCGCGCCGCCGAACAAGGCGCCCGCCGCGCTCGAAAAAGACTCTCCATTGAGCGCTGTAGCGCCGCCAACGAGTCCGGCGACCTGAGATGGCTCAAGACCGTACGAACGCGCCAGGCGGGCCATAAGCGGGGCTGCGCTGGCCGCTTGCGCGGCGTTGGCTCCCGACGAACGGCCGTACTGGGCCATCGCGTCGGTCATTACCTGAACGCTGTAGCCGTACTTCTCGCCCGAGTAGGCCGCGGACTGAATTCGATTCAGGTTTCCGGCGAAGCCCGAGCCCATCCCGACCGACAGCGCCGCCGCGGCCTTGACCGAGGCTTTCTCGAACTCGTAGGCCATCCGAATGGACTGCCCGACGATGACGCCGACCGCGGTGACGGCCGCGCCGACCGAGGTGATGCCGATGAGGCTCCCGAGGCCGCCGCCCATGCCTGAGCTTCGGACCACGGTCGAGGCCAGGTTTTGAAACTGCTCGCCGAGCCCCTTGACCTGATTGGTAAGCCGCTTGGCCTCATCGCTCGACGAGCCGAAGTTCTTGCGAACGTCGTTGAGCCCGTCGGCCATCTTTTTGAACTTGACCGTCTCGGCGTCGTTGGGGCCCTTGACGGCAGCCGACGCCTTCGCGAGCGCCTCAACGTCGCGGGCAAATTCTTTGAGCCTGCCCTCCGTTCTATCGACGAGCGATAGTTGGAGCTTGACGTCGGAGATGGCGAACTACCCTCTGGAGCGCTTGCGGAGTGCCTCTAAGGTTCGCTCGAAGGTGTCTACGTCGCCTCTCTTGACCACGCGCGAGCGCCCGGGACCGGCCGCCCGGCGGGTTGCTAATTCGGCGATTTCGGCTTCACAGAGTCCGAACAACGTGTAGTGGACTTCGGTCCAGCAGGACGTCGGCATGGGCTGCCCTGCTTTAAGGTGAGTCAGGTGTTGCCCGAGAAGAACGCCGCCTAGTTCACCCGACTGAAGTAAAAACGGATTTCTTCCTGCGTCGGCTGGACGGCCAACTTCCATTCGGCGAAGGCTTTCCAGAGCGGGATAATCTCGTCGCTTTGCACGTACGGGTCGCGCGTTTCGAGCCAGTGGTTCTCGCGAAACGCGGGCCACTTGCTCGGGTCGTTGATATGCGCGCGAAAGACCTGCACGTCGGGCGAGTTGAGCGGATACCACCCGAGGATGGCCTTGAGAAGCTCGCCCACGATGCCGATGAGGATGTCGCCGTTGCTCACCTCGCGCCCGAGGGCGGTCGCTTCGCGCTGGACGTCGAGCATCTCGTTCTGGACCGGGAACCGGCCCACGAAGAACTTGTTCCGCTCTTTGAGAGCGAACGTGAACACCGGCCCGCGAAGTTTTGGGTCGAGAAACAAGGCGACCTTATCGAAGATGGCCTGCTCCTTCTCGGCAGTGGTCGCAGCCGAGTCGGCCGTGAGGACTTCGGTCTTGCCGGTCACGCCGTCGAGCACAACCATCGGCGCACCGCTCGCGAGCTTCTCTTCGGCGACCTTCGTCAGTGCTTCGAGTTGGCCGAGGAGGTTGGTTTTCTCGCCCCTGCTCACCGAGGGCGGCTCGACGGTTCCATCCGGCCGGATGTCGCGGCGGTCGGCTCGGGCCCGCGGCTTCTTGGGCGCCATACCACCGCTCTCCGCGCGCTGGCGGGCAAGCTCTTCTGAGGCTGAGGGCATCGTCATGGAGTCAATGATAGAGAAAGGGGTCGCGAATCGCAACCCCTAAGATATACTAGCGCGCTGTTTTTGTCAACCTATTCGGACCAACGAATGCCGATTTGCGCGTCTTCCATGATGATAACGCCGTCGATGTCGACCGCTCGCCGGAGCGACATCAGCACGCAGTCGTGGTAGACCGCGAGGGCATTCGATTGCGCATCGAGTTCGACGATGTTGAAGTAGAACTGCGTGAAATCGACGTTGGCTTGGTACTGGCCGACGACCGGCCGGATGCCGCCGCCGAACGCGGTTTCGAGGGTCTGGCCGAAGATGAAGCTCTTGTTAAAGCTCGCGGTCGCCTCGTAGACGCCGGGGATGATTGCGACGGCAACCGCTCCGCCGATGGCGCGGACGCGCTGTTGGTTGAACTGCTCGTCCACGGAGAGCGATTTGATAAGCCCTTGCAACTGGCCATTGACCACAATGGCCAAATTAACCGCCGTCGAGGTGTTGGCCGGGTTCGGCTGGAGGCTGGCCGAAAAAGCCCCCGGCAGGTTGACGTTGCCGATGGCACTCGCGATTCCCGATTGGATTTGACCGTAAGCCGACACTGATATTTCCTCCGACTAGCCTGAAACCGTGCCGCCAACGCTGACGGGTGCTTGGAACGGGATGAGCGTTTGGTCGACTGCCAAGTGATTGAACGGGAGCGTGGGCGCCGCGGAGTACGCGACGACGTTGTCCGTACCGTTCACGCCGCTCGGACCGATGGTGACCGATGCCGGGTCGAACGCCGTGACCCAGTTACTCGACAGCGCTGCTTCAAGGATGTCGCGCACTTCCGCGAGGACGGCCGACTGGACTTTGACCGTGTTGCCGTTGCCCAGGTTCTTCGGCTGCGCCGCTTCGACGTAACCCTTGACGTTGGCCAGAAGTGCATCCGAGACGCGCACGACCGAAAGCTCGGCGAAAATCCAGGGCTGGCCGGTGGAATCGTTCGGCGCCGTGGTGACCGACTGCACGATGCGCACGGAGCCCGGCCCCGAGGTCGAGACGCGCTCGAACATCACCAGGCCGCCCAGAATGCCGCGGTCCTGGTCGCCGGTCGTTTTGAGGACTTGGTAATCGACGTCGGCCGCGATGGACGGGTAATCGAAGGTCATCGGCGTGGCCGGACCGCATTGGCCGGTCGCACCGGTGAGCGCGATTTGTCCAACGTAGACGATGGCTGCATCGACGAAGCCGAATTGACCCGTCGCCGGGTTGAGGACGTTGAGCTTCTGCGCGCACATCGAGGAGCGCGGGGAGTTGATAGCCTGCGCTGCCGCGACGCCCGAGTTGACGACGGCTTCGGAGTTTTGGAGCTTGGTCTGGCTCGGGCTGGCCGAGGTCGTGCATTGATGGACCCACGTGCGCAGGTAGCCGAGCGGATAGAGCGTTTGGGCTTGCTCGTCGGCATAGACCTGGGGCGCGGTCGCGTAGCACCCGACCAAGTGGCCGATGTCGAAGCTCACGTCGATAAGCTCGTCGACGGCGTGCTCGTAGTCCGAATTCACGAGGGACTGGGCGCCGCTGCCGGTGCCGCCCGCGAGCGGCGTGGCCGCCATATTGGCCGGAACGCCGTCGATGGTCACGGCCAGCGAGAGGAGCGGCTGATAGCCGGTTCCCACCGCAGGCGTGATGAGCGAATTCGCCAGCATCGCTGCCTGGAGGGCCAGGAGCGAGGCGAGGTTATCGAACGTCGAGCCCGGGCCGCCGATGGTCTGGGTCTGGCCAGAAATCGGGTCGGGGTAGGTGAACGTCGCGCAGAATCCGCTCGTCGAGCCGGTCGTGAACTTGACGGTGATGCCGTTCGTCCACGTGCCTTCGTCGCCTGCGGTGAACGTCGCAGCCACGGCTCCGGCGTAGACCAGGGTCGAGCCCGAGGCCGTCAGGGTGCCCGACGACGACGTCTTGGAAACGGTGAGCGTGTATTCGCCCGTCGCGCCTTCCACGACGGCCGTAATCGTGATGACCGAACCGGTCACCGAGACATTGACGAGCGGGCCGACGGTCGCGTCGTTTTGAATCGCGGCGCCAAGGTGCTGCGCGATGAGTGCGGTGGTCGTATCGCCCGAAACCGTGTCGTAGGTGACCTCGTGACCGTCGATGGTCACGTTGGCCACGTCGGTTCCGCCAACCCAGGTTCCGCCGACCGTGACCGAGCCCGAGGCGTGGTCGGCCGTACCGGAGGTGACGTCGAGCGTCGCCGGGGTCTTGGTTCCAGCCACGCAGGCAACGAAGCCCGACGCGCCGCCGACGTTCGCGGCGACCTGAAGGGCGTTCAGAAGCGGCCCGCCGCGGAGCACCTGCTGAGCCTGCGTGATGGAGTTGAAAATGTAGACGGTCCCGCTGCCGAGTCCGCCGTCCGAGGCGCCGACCATGCAAATCGTTCCGAAAGGCAGCAGTTGGAGAACGCGCTGCGTGCCGATGGTCGACCGAAGGATGAACCCTGGTGCGACCATGGTCGTGCCTGCGAAGGTGAAACTGGCCACGCTGAAACTCCCACGAAAGAGCTTGGAATCCGTGGCTCGCTCCCCTAGCCGCCGGAGCAGCACGAGGGGAGCCGATGTCCACTAGGAGTGGCTCTTCTCCGCGAAGCCTGCGGCCCCTACGGAAAGTCGCTCTCTAAGGTTTGGTCGTTGCCATCGACCGTTTCGATGGTTAACTCCTGCCCGATGAGATTCCCCAGCGTGGCGATTCCGGCGATGAAGTCCATGTGGGTCATCAGGTAGGTCAAGGTCCGCACGAAGATGAGGGCCTCGCCGCCCGGAACGTCGAGCGTCAACCCGGCATTGTCGACCCCGTTGAGCCGGAGCACGTTGAGGTAGCCCAGGCTCATAAAGGTCTTTTCCGCGGCGAACATCAGGGTCTTGATGAGCAGGTATAACTGGTCGGCGCGGTTCTCTTTCGTATCGTAAATGTTAATTTCGATGGTGACGTCGGAAACTTGGTGCCGTAAGTAAATCTCGGCGTCCTCGGGGATGGTCTCGGAGTCCGTGACGATGTCGCCGCCCTCGGAGGTTTTGCGACCGTGCCCCTCGGCAAGCTCGCTGACCGAAATGCGCCGCGCGACGTCCCCGGCTCGCGCGACCTGAATCACCGGCTGCGAGACGGTGGGGGCATGGGCGAGGTCATTCTTCTTCGAGACGTCGTACATGCGGAGCAAAGACTGCTGGAAGGTGCCGTCCTTGATGACCGGGATGCTGCCGACCGGATTCCCAAACTGTTCGAGACCGAGCCGCAAGAGGACGGCCACGTCCGTTTTTGCATCGCGCGGAATCGGCCAAATAACCGATGTATCGTCGGGCGTGCCGAGGTCCGGGTTCGAGCCCTGGTCGGGAAAAACTTGGGGCTGATTGGAGATGAAGAGTCGCGCGTTGAGGCTCTGGGTCGTGACGGTGAAGCTCATAAGATGAGCCCGAGCGGGACGTTGCCCTCGATAAAGCGAGCCCACGCCGCTTCAACGTCCGCTCGGAAGAGCGGCTCGATTTTCTCAGCGGTGGCTTGCATGAACGGGCGGGCGGGCTGTTGCGGAATTATCCACCCCTTCGAGTTGGGTCCCACCTTGCGAAAGGCGATGTACGCTGAGCCCATGAGCTTCCCGGTCGAAGCGATTTTCTGGACGCGCGTAAAGCCGGTCGGACTTCCGCCGTTCGCCTTCGACCATCGCGTAGCCGCGCGAGCAATCGCCCCGGCCACTGGAAGCGGCACGGTTTTGCCCATGAGGAACGGCTTCATATCCACCGGACCGCGCGTGCCCTGCTCGACGTCGGCGGCATACTCCGCGCCCGCGGTCACGACGCCCGAGAAAGCGTTCGGGTAGCTCGCCTGGATGGAGCGCGCGAGCTTGCCGGTCATGCGCTGAATCGTGAATGTCCCCTTCGAGTAGGTCACGACGCCGCCTGAGACGTTCTGGACGGCCATCTTCTGGGCCGCCACGGTATACTTGCGAACGATAGCCTGGAGGTCGCGAATCGAGGTCGCGGACACGGAAAGGCGCTCGGCGAGTTTGTCGGCGCCGATGAGCGTGAGGCCCAGGTCGTAATCGAGCGCGGAGCGACCCATCTAACGCATCTCCTGGTCGTGCAGCCACACGAAAAACCCAATCGCAAAGAACGGCACCATGCCTGCGGCCGCCAGGACAAATACGATGCGCCAATCGTCCATATTAGCGGCGCCTTTCCATTATGAGGTCAATGAGGCCGCACCCGGTACCCAGGAGCGCCACGGCGCCGATAATGGTAGCCACGTAAAACCACGGGTCGGTCGGCATTAGAGGGTGTCCGCCTTTACCAAGAGCTTCCACGCGAAGCGGACGTTTGCATCGACGAGCGGGACCGGCCGCGCCTTCGCCATCCACCGCCGCCCATCGACGACGAAGCGGTCGAAGGTCATCGTCGGCTGCGCCGGGTCGCGCACGACTGCGAAATTCCCATTCGTGTAGGCGTCAAAATACTCGGGCGAGAGCGGCTGGATGCAGTTCGCCGGTTCCGGCGTGAACGGCAGCGCGAAGCCTAGCTCCGCGTCACCGGCCTCGACGCCGCCGTAGCGCGCCCAGAACTCATTGAGGTTCTTGTTCGTGAAGTACGCGCGGAGCTTGACGTAGGGCCCGTAGACCTCGTCGAGATTTCCGCTCGCCGTGTAGACCGCATCTCCGGCCGGTCCCTCGCCGCCGAGCGGCGCGAGAGGCTGACCGTAGTAGGGGTCGAGTGACGCCGCCGCCGGTGGCTGCGCATGGCTCCAGTCGATGATGGAGCCCCTCCTGCGAATGAGGGCCACGACGGCGGCAGCGTTCACTTGACTTTACTCCCCGGTCGGCGACTCCGCGGCACGGACGGCATCCCGATTCGCTCGCGCGGTCCGGGTTGCGTTCTTCTTCCGGGCCTCTTCGAGTGCGGCCTCGCGCTCGGCCGTGATTTTCTTGGCTCCCTGCGCGGCACGCGGGTCGGCCATCGCCTGGTCGCCCTCGACTGCGGGAAGGAACGGGCCCATCCGAGCCACATCGTAATCAGCCGGAACCGGAATGGCCATACCGGCCGGGTACCAGTATTTCGGCTGACCGGCTTCGGCAGCGACGGTGTTTTCCTCGCTCTCGACTATCCACGCAGCCTCGGCTGGGGTCATGTAGCACTTGTAGTTGCGGAAGTGCCGGAAATGGTTGACCTCCTGGACGTTCTCTTTCCCGTCGACGTTCTCGACGTGGAACGAGCGACCCACGCGCACGCGAACCTCGCGATAGCGCGACTGCACGAGTACCTTAATGGTCGAGAGTTCTGCGGTTGCAGTTGGCATTAGTCTCCTTCGCACCCCTCATACGGGGGCTGCTTTGGACGCTGACTTTGATAGCCGCCTGTCCGGGGCCTTGTCTTTTGTGGCGCAAATTGCGGTATAAAGGAGTCGGACCCGATTGCGGGATTCCCGTTCCGGCGTCCTCGCGACGTTGCGGAGCTAAAATCGGGCGGCTTGGCTGAGCGTGGGAATATCGGTCTGGGCCATCGCCGAGCCCTTGGCTTGGCCAGTCGCCCGATTTTGTTTTCTATTTAAGGCCAGCGTCAAGGTTCACACAACCATTTGAACGGCGTACTTCGAGATGAGACTCTTGATGATTTGCTCGTCGTCTTTATCGAGGGAGCCCCCGTACGGACTCGACCCGTAGCTTTCGCTCGCTCCGTCGACGGAGAGGCTCGCCAGTCCGTTCGAGAGGCTATACCAATTCTGTCGCCGGATGCGATTGGCGACCAAGCGCGCCACCGACATTGAGACTCCCGCAGGAATTCCCGAGGACCAGTCGATGCCGACCGCGGGCACCGAAGAGGTGCCGGTTCCGGGCTTGGTCGGAATCACCAGGCCGTTGCCCGGCGGGTCCGCGCTGCCGGGCGGATTGAATTGCAGGGGCGAGCCGTCGAGATAGCTCGTGGGCGGAAATCCGAACGAGTAGTGAACCTCGATGTTCACGTCGCCGGGCGTAAACGTGTAGTTCCAAAGCGGCAACGAGACGCCAGCGTACAGGACGCGCGGCGGAATCGTGATGGTGCGGCGGCGCGTATCGACGAGCAAGTCCGCATCCTCGATGCCCGTCGGAAAGATGGGACCACTGGCCTGCACGGCAGCGTCGTAAATGTTAATGGGAAACTGCTCGGGACCCGGCGCATAGGGCTCTTGCGAACCGATGGCCAGAAACTCCGTGCCGTCGAGCTTGCGCGGGCGCACGAAGTGATACCACACGTTGCTCGGCAAAATACGGATGAAGACGGTGGTGACTTCGAGGATGTTGCGGTCCGGCAACGAGAGTTTCGGGCCGCCGGAGCCATCAAAGAAGCGCACGACGTAGCAGAAATCGAACGGCGTGCGAAGCTCGCGCACGACGTAATCGGTGGCCTCTTGAATATAGAGGCTCTTGAGCGTCTCGTAGGCTGCAAGCGTGCCGTTGCAATCGCGGAAGTTGTCGAGGTTCGTCCCAAGCAGCATCGCGTCGACTTGGCGCGGGCTACAGTGCGGGCGCGGGTCCTGGTCCGTGTAGACCATGCGCGCCGGAATCGTGTACGGCCAAAACGCCACGCCCGGCTGCTGCGGAACGGGATTCGGCGGATTCGTGGGCGGATTCGCCGGGTTCGCAAACACCGGCCCGAAGTTGCTCGACATACCTGGCTCCTATGCCGGGACGAGGGCTTCTTTCCTCTTCGCGTCCCAGGCAGACTTTGCCGCCCGGTTGCACTCGCGACAGCCCTTCTTTTGGCCTTCGACCCACGTGGAGTCCCTTGGCGCAGCGGCTCGGGTCGGCACGCTTCGTCGACGGCTTGCCCTTTTTCGCGGCCGACATCTTCGCCTTAGCTTCGGCTTGTTCCAGGCGTTCTGGAGAGGCTTGTTGGGATGTGAGTTCTCGCGCAACTCCCGCCGATGCTTCGCCCAGCGCGATGAGAACTGTCCGGCTTGGCCTACGTAGCGCTTGCCGGTCGCGCGATTGACTATTTCGTAGATGCCCGCCGAGTCAGAAAGAAAACGAGGTAGAGATTTTTCACTCATACCTCGTATTCTATTCAACCTTTTGGTTAACTTGTCAAACCATGATTCCTAAAGCCTTATTAGGAATCATTCCTGGCTAGGAGTAGACCGGGGCGAGCGTCGAGTTCACGCCTTCCAGGAGGCCCTGGTACTGCGTCACGCCGATTTGGAGCATGGTCGTCTCGTAGACGATGCCGCGCTCGGCGGTCGTGATGGACTGGAGGTCGCGGTAGTGGACGGGGTCCACGTCGACCATCTCGACGACGTTGCCGGAGTTCTTGTCATCCTGCGTCGCGTCGTCCAGGAAGATGACCCGTTCGAGGCCGGAGCCGTCGGGAATCATATACTGGTCGGCGATGAGGTCGACCGAGCCGGTGCCGAAGTCCCACGTCTCCAGCGAGAAGCCGCCCTTGTACGCCGTGCTGTTCGCGCCCGAGCCAACCTGACGGATGGCGTAGATGCTGCCGAGCATTTGTGTGAGCAGTTCCATGATGGTGTAGGACATGATGAGCGCGCGCGTGCGTCCGCCCGCAAGTTTGATGGCGAACATTTGCTGGCGAATTTGCTGATACGCCAGCGCCGCGCCGCCACCGGCCGACACGTCGAGGATGTTGAACCCGTCTTGCTGGATTTGCGTGATGAGACCGTCGAAGGCGAGACCGCCGGTCGCGCCCGAGTCGCCGTTGAGGATGAAATACTCCTCGGCGAGCCCGACGTTAATCATCTTCACGCGCTTCTGCTGCGCGAGGATGTCGATGTAGGACTCGTCTTGCGCTTGGTCCTGCCACGCCACGATGACCAGGTCACCGATGTTCGAGTAGGGCCGCGAGACGTACTGGTACTGCGGGTCGATGGAGACCGGCAGACCGCCCTTGGTGAAGGCCGCTCCCGTCGGGTCCGTACCGAGGTACTTCGTGGTCGTCTGGGTCGCACCGAGGTTCGAGACGAGCTTGTAGAAAGCGTGCGCCTTACCGTTGCCCTTTTTACGGGAGATGCGGTTGCGAACCGGGGTGTCCAAGTTCGCAGCGAGCTTCAGGTCATCTTCGAGGTCCTGCCGCACGACCTCCAGGCCCACGACCGCAGTGTTCGACTTGCGAATCTCGTCGAATTTCTGGAGTTGCCGGAGAATGCTCTCCGGGTTGGGCAGTTCACTGGTAATCTTCGCCACGGAAGTTTCCTCTCACAAGGTGGGACTTGAAGGACCTGAGCTTCGCGTCATCCGGTCACGACACCGGAAGCAGCGTTGGGGGGAGTTTGTTTCCTAGGTAAGTGCTACGCCCTGGTGATTGGCGTTCTTGACGAGAACTTGGAGCGCCGTCTCCGCGTGGTTGATTTCCTCGGAGATTTTGCTCTTGCGAAGTTCCTCTTGCGGAGTCAACGCAATCTTATTGGCCGCTTTTTCCAGGAACGACGTGCGCTCCTGTTTGAGCACGTCGAGTTGCTCCGAGAGCTTCGCGTACATGCCCTTCGCGTCGGTCGGGTCGGTCGACGTCGAAACGCCGTCCTTCTTGACGACTTCGCCGCCCGCGCCTTGACGCGGCTGGATTTCCTTGGCGCCGCCGAGGCGACCCTCGAAAGCCTTGGCGAATTCGGTGAGCTTGGCGTCGAGCATCTTCGAGATGGAGTCGGCGGTGACGCCGGAGCTACCGCGAGCGGCGCGCTTCGCATCGAGTGCGGCAACGGCGTCGGCGGCTTTCTTGAGGTCGCCCGAGCGGATGGCCTTGAGGGCCTCGTCCATGTCGTTGTTTTCGCCGGTGCCCGCGGGGTCGCCGTAGACGTCCTCGTCGCGCATCCCGGCACCCTTCATCAGAGCGCCGCGGCACTTGTCGAGAGCCTGCACGTGAGCCTTCACTTCTTCGGGCTCCGGCCACTTGCTCTCTTCCTCGCCACCCTCGTCGCCCATGCCCGAGGGGTCTTCCGTGCCGGAATCCTCCCCGTAGCCGGTCTCTGCGAGGTCTTCCTTGCGGATGACCGCAACGTCGGCGTCCTTGCTGAGCACGATGTTCCCCTCGGCATCCTTTTTCAAGAAGTCCGATTCGGGAACCACGAAAAACTTCGCATCGCCCTTGGCTTTTGCCACGGCGTCGGTCTTTGCATAATCATTGAGGGCGGCGATTTTCTTGGTTTTCACGTGGAAGGCTCCTTAGATTGAGAGCAAATCCGAAAGCGTTGGACGGTGCAGGATGGAGGCGGCTTTGACGATGGAGCCACAGACCCCTTGCCCTAGCTCTCCGCGTTTGGTTACGGCGGTGATGACACATTTCCCGTTCGCCGGAACATCGACGAGCGAAAGTTCATCGAGCGCGTACTCGGTAATGCGGCGGCATTTCTTGCCGGTAACGTCTTTTGAGGTGACCGCGTCGACGACGTGGCCTCCAATCGACGACCCGGAAAGGGTGCCATCGAGAATCTTCTGCCAGGTGGACTCGGCACCTTCGGAAACATGGATGCCGACGTAGACTTTCTTTGCCTTGTGGTCGGCGACCACCTTAATGGCGCGGCCCGCGGCGATGGGTTGGTGCATCTCGCGGATATTGCCGTGCCAGCGCTTGAAGGCGCGGAGGGTGGCCTCGAAGTCCACGATGTCGCCCTGGCTGTCGGCCTTGGCGTCCTCGGATTGTCCGACGACCCAAACGGTGCGCGCGGGCCGGTCGATACGGTCGAATTTGAGGAAAATATGGCCGTCGCGCAAGCCTTTGGCGAGCGGCGTCGAGTCCGGCGGACGAAGCGGGATGTTAGCCAACATTGCGGTCTCCAAGGGCAACTCGGTCCATGCCCATCGCCTTGAGTACGAACGGAACGACTTGCTTGGCAAGGAGGGCCGCATCGAGCATCGACAACTCCATGCCCTCGCCGGTGATGATGGGAATGAGGCCGTATTCGCCGACGACGATGCCCCGCAGCGCCTCGACAATGTCCTTGCCGACCCGCTGGCGCACTTCCGGGTCGCGGTCCATGACCTTGAAGTGAATGACGATTTTCTGCTCGTCGGGCTTGGTCAAATTGAAAGGGAGGGTGGCTCGCCCCTTGCGAGGCGGGCCGTACCCTCCCACGTTGTCGTTCATGCTAGGAGGTGAAGTCCTCGACCTGGACTGCCAGGATGTCGATGCGCAGACCCGAGGTCGGGCCCTTCGCCACTTCGGCGTGCGTCGGCAAGACGTACGGCTGGAGGGTATGCGTACCGTCGTCCTTGCACGTGCCCGAGGGAGCAACGCCCTTGGCCACGAGGTACTTCGGGATGAGGCCGGTCGAGTCGGTCGCGACGATGTCGTACGTCAGACCCGAGTCGATGTGGTCCGACGGCAGCGCCGGAGCCGTGACCGTGATGTAGTCGGTCGCGGTGAGCGTGGCCGGGGCCGAACCGACGCCCGCCGAGGCGGCCGAAGGCGGTGCGAAGCGCGCGGTGCGGTCGCGACCGGCCGGAGGGCCGAGTTGGAGCGGACCCGAGGTTTGCACGTTGCCCTGGCCGTAGACCGAGGGAGCCGTGACGATGCTCGGGAGGTTCTGGCGCTTCTCGGGCGGCGGACCCGAGGTGAAGTTCATAAACAGCGGCGTGCCGCCGTTGCCCGGACCCGGGTTGAGCGGGTAGCGCGGAACCGCCACGTAGTAGTACGTGGTCGAGCCGGAGCCAGCCGCAAGCGTGCCGCTGGGCGCCTCGATGCTCTCCGCGTGCGCGTCCCAGAAGGGGCGCAACTGGACGCGCAAAACCTGCGCGATTTGCTTGTCGGTGATGACGCCGTCCGAGATGAGTTGGCCGAGCTTCGCGCTCGACGCAACCGCGTAGGCTTCATCCGTCGCCGGAAAGCCCAGGATGTCGTCGGCGATAGTCGTCGTGTCCCACTCGGTGGGAAAGTTGCCGGTCGGGTTGAGTACGGTTCCCACGTGACGGAGCCCTCACAAGGTGATACGAAGTTGGTTTCGTCCTTCGTCCGCCTGCGGGTTGCTCCTCTTTAGGGAACGCCGTTCTCGGGTGCGGCCTTGGCTCCGGCCATGAATTGCTCGGCTACGACTTCGGCTTGACCTGAGCCGCCCATCGCTGCCGCCAACTGGTCCTGAAAGCTATCGTAGGGGCCTTTGTAATGGTTCAACTCGGTGAAAAGTACGCCGGGCTTGGTCTGTCGGATGAAGAGGAACGCTTCAAGCGTCTCGTGATTTTTGGCCGACGTGGTGAGATAGGCCGGAATCGAAACGGTCGGCGGCGGCGCAATCGTTAAAAAGGCCGGGAGCGTCATCCACTCCCAGACCGGCGTGGCAATCGTCAGCGAGGCTTCGAGCGTCGCGGTGGCCGGGTAGAAATCGTCGTTGAACATCCCCTAGACCTCCGGGGACTCGTCGTCCTCGTCGTCGTCTCCGGCCGGGACGAAGACCTCGTCCATCTCTTCGGGCTGGCCGCAGGTGACATCGTCGCCGTCGCGCTCGTAGGGGACCTTCCAGACCTTATTCTCGTCCATGCACTCGACGAGCGCGTAATCGGGAAACGTCGCGATGACCGTGCAGAAGTGCGTTCCCGGCTCCTGCGACGAAGGGTCGGCTGACGGGGGGTTCTCGCAGCCGGACGCCTCGACGACGTGCGGCGCGACGGCCTTGATTTGCTCGTCGTACGAGCCCTCTGCCGCCGACTTGCGCAGCCGACGCGGCGGGCGGGCGCTCAGCGCCTTGGAGAGCTTCGTGGGTGGTTGAACCGCGTCGCCGAGTTTCATAGTCGCTTCCCCTTCCCGAGTCGCCGCTCCATATACTCCTGGTCGATTTCGTCGGGCTCCGGCCGCGGCGCCGGATAGTCGGGAACGAACGGCACGACGTTGGCCAGTTCTTCGCGCTCGCGGTCCTCGCGGTCGAGGTCCTCGGGCGTGTCGCCAAGCCGCAGCCGGGTCTCCCGGATTTGGCGCTTCTGCTCGTCGCTCAGTGGGCTCATTCCACTCTGTAGTCTAGCAGAAAGTCAAGGGATTTGCTAGTCCCCAAGGGGACCGCCGACGATGGCACCGCTGCTATCGTAGAGCATGCTCGAACCGCCCCGCTTGCGGAGCGCCGCGCGGGCCTCCTTCTCATCCTCGAAGTGCGCGACAAGATAGAGGTTCTCGGGAGGCTCTTCGTAGTCGTCGATGTCGACGAGATTCCATCCGTCCTTGGGCGTCAGTTCTTTGCGGCGCGCGAGCGCAGCCGAAAGCGAGTCGGCGAAGCTCATAGGCAACCGACCGTATCGCGGACGACCGGGGTGCAGGGAGGCGGCGCGAAGTGGCCTTCCTTCTTCGCGTCCATCGCGTAGTAGTAGTCGCTCATTTTTTTGGCATAATCGACGATTTCGGGCATGTGCGCGCGGATGGCCTCTGCGTTCGGGTGCAGGTCCTTGTAAATGGTATTATGCGCCCAATCGGCGAGCTTCGTTTGGTTCGCCGTGCGCAACTGGATTTCGGCCACCCGGCCTTTCATCTCTACGTTGATATGATACCCACGATAGTAGTCGCCTAACGGCTTTTCGAGCAAATCTTTCTCGCGGACGAAATGGAAGTTCGCCTTGATTTTGGCGACGGCCGCCGGGAAGTCTCTGACCGAATCGAATTGAACGCGCATTCCGATAATGTCATAGAGTTCGGCCGGACCTTTGCCTTCCGCCATACATTTGCGGTTCATCGACGTCACATCTTTGACGCGGCCCTTTACGACGGCACCGGGAAACAGCTTCTTGAGCCGGGTCAGCGCGCGATTCATCGGCTCCTTCGCCTTCTCGTGCGCGACCTCGCACGCCGTACGGAGCTTCGTGCTCTCGGCGGATTCGGCAGCCGGGGTCGCGGGAACGTCGATGACCGCTCCGGCGGAGCCGCCGGTCGTCCACTTTCCGCCTTGGTCCCGCGGCTCGCTCGGGTTGAAGTCCTTGATGAGCCTAGCGAGCTTCGTCATCCCTCTTTGTGGGTGAACCGCGTGTAGTCGTCGTTGGGGTGGTCGTCACAATGGAACGACATCCCGAAGTTGCCGTGGTCCTTGAAGTGGGTCGCCTTGTTTTTGCACTTCCCGCCCGAAGCCGTCTTGCCGCCGCAGGGGACCGGGTCGCCCGGCTCGCCCTTGCCGCGCGTCGGACCCGGGCTCGGGGAGAACCGGCCATCCTGGTCGCGCGTGTAATCGCGCTCAGGAACCTTGCGCGGGACGTGCGAGCCGTAGGTCTTCGCGACGGCGCCGAGCTTAGGCATTTCCGAACGCCTCCCGATGGACGCCCGGGTTTGTTTTCGTTCCTGGCGTTCGATAATCGCTCTTCGAGCGGCCGGGGTTTTCCCAACTTTCCATTGGGTCCTTGGGCTCGCGCGCTCGCGTGGCGTCGGCCGCCTTCTTCGCGTTCTTCGGCGCGACGTAGCCCTTGGGAGCGCCCTTCTCGGTGAAGCCCAGGCGGCGTGCATGGGCAAGGTCCTCGTCCGTGTAGGTCGGCGTGTGCTTGAAGTCGATGGGCAGCCCCTTGGCGTGGCCCTCCTCCGCGAATTGCTTGAGGCCGGGAAGGATGCTCGCAACCTTATCGTGCGTTCCGTTGAGCATCGGCTCGGGAACCGTGCGTTTACGGTCGGCATTCCGGTGATGAGCGACTTCGCGCGGCGCGTCGGCATGGTTGAACTCGACGTCGTAGCCGTTGTCCATCGCGTCTTGAGCCCACTTCTTATAGTTCGCCGAGCCGGTCGAGTCGTAAATGAAGCTCCCATGATTCGGGTCGCGCAGCGCGTTCTGGAGCCGCTGCTTGACGACGTGCGACGAAATCTCGTGCGTTAGTCCGCCGCCGAAATCTTCGCCGCGACCGTCCTCGTTGCGCGGCTGGCCTTCTTTGGGATGGCCCTTTTCATACGGGTCCTTGATAACGTGGTTGGCGAAGTCGCGCGCGTCGCGGAACCCGGTCGAGCGCTGAATGTGCTCGTCGAGAGCCGCGCGCTCGTGCTCGGGGTACTGCTGCAACTCCGCCCATGAGGTCGGGCCGCTCGGGCCATACTTCCCCGCATGCTCGGGTCCGCGAGCGCCGCTCGGATGCTCGCCCTTCTCGTGGGAGTAGAGCGGATTGCGCGCCTTCTCGGCATCGCTGTCGAAGATGGGCGCGTGCTCGAAGCCGGGCTTCGGCGCGATGTATTTCTCGTGCCCAGGCGCGATGGTCTCTTCGGTGGCGGTCCCGTCACCATTATCGCGGTGATACGTGTCGCCCTCGTTGCCGGTGTAGCTCTCTTTGACCACGCCGCCCTTGCCGACTCCGCCCCCGCCAATCATAAAAATGGCCTTGCGCTTGAGCGTGCTGGAGACCGGCAGGAAGCCCTGGCGCTTGCGGTCGGCAATCGCGGAATCGCCGTCGAGCGCGCGGGTCTCGGGGTCGGTGTGCTCGCGCATGATTTTCTCACGCGGCGTTTCCGGCTTGCCCTGGGCGCCCTTGGATTCGTGTTCGTGCGTCTCGGCGAGATGCGCGGCAGCGCCGTGCGGATGAGCAAAATTGCCCTTGAATTCCTTCTTCCCGTTCGCAGCGACGGAGCGCGCCTGGTAGCTTGCTCGATTCGGTCGAGCCGCGTCTGGAATCGGCTTTATCTCGCCGACCTGGCGCTCGGAAGAATGGAGGGTGTGGCCGCCGCCTTCGCGGGGCCGAATGTCGTAGTTGCCGCCGGACTTCGTCTTAGCCGAACCGTGCCCGCTCTCGTCGATAGAGATTTTCGAGCCGCCGCTCGACACGAATTGACCGTTCTCCGGGGAGTGCTCGTGACCGGATTCGTCTTTGGCCTTGAGGAGGTCGCCTGCCTTGACCGTTTTGTCCGAGCGGTCTTCGCGGGCATCCATCATTTCCTGGAGCTTGCGGTAGTGACCGTTGACCTCGGCGTGCTGCTCAGGGGTCATGTTCCGGCTCCCCATCGCCGTGTGCCTGGCGACGAGGTTGTGAATCATGTCCTTGTGGGACTCGATGTCGGCCTTGGTGGGGGCGCCGGTCGACGTGAAGCGACCGTCGTCGTCACGCGGCTGGCCATCGCTCTTCAAAACGTCGCCGATTTTCACAGGTAGACTCCTCCGGGGTCTTGCCGAGCTTCGACTTCGGGCCTTCAGCCCCTCGACGTTCGCAGCGCTAAGCGCTCGCAGACAAAGCTATTGTCTTCCTCAACCAAGAGCGAGATGACGATGCTCTTGAGGTCGTGGAACTCGAAAGCGTCCCGCTGGACCTTTGCGTCGAGGGCCGCGGCGAAGAGGATGCGGCCGAAAATCGAGACCGGCGAGACGCCGAGCACGATTTGGGGGCTGGCCGTCGCTATCACGACGCCGCGCGGTCGCTGCGCGAGCGAAATCGAGCGCCCCTCCGCCTCCGCCCAGTCCTCTTTGGAAATCGCGCTGACTGCCTCGTAGGGCCCCATCGAGCGAATCAGGGTAAAAGGAACCGTGCTCCAGGTCTGGGCGGCCGTGACCTCGTCGGTGGCTTTGAGGTTATCGAGAACCACAAACCGCCCCTCGACCTGGTCGGCCCGAATCCCGCGGACGCGCCGGAAGCGGGAGAGATGCGTGAGCACCTCGTCGCCGAGTAAGACGAATTCGATGGGCACGAGACCCCGCTGCGTCACGACCCGGCTGCCGACCGCGACCATGCCCTAATCTCCCGTCAAGCGGTCGAGCTTCTCGTGAATGAGTTCGTGAGACTCCCCGAGGTCGGCGTGATGCTCGCAGGACTGTTTGGCGAGCGAAGCCGCGACGAACAAAATGACGAGTTGAATCGCGTTCTCGACGTACGAGCCGATGGTGAGGCCCGGGTCGAAGCGGCCCCGGGAAAACCACGAGCCCGCGGCCCAGCCGAAGACGAACACGCACGCTCCAAGCGCGGTCATCGGGTTCGCGCATAGGTCGTTGACCTTGTTCCAAAAATCGACGAGCTTGCGGCTCATGCTGACCTCATTCGACGGGCAAATAGACGCACCGGCAGTTGTGAATTGCCACGCCTTGCGCTATAAATGATTCATCTTCGCGCACCTGCAAATCATAAACCATCCCTGAATAGGTCGAGTCTTGAATAAGCGCGGAACGAAGCGATGGGAGAAGCTCAGGCCGAGTGACGAGCAAGTCAGGGCTTGGCATGCGGAGCATTTGGCTGGCAAGTCGGTCAATCAACTTCACCGTGAAACTGGTTGTAGTTGCCTGGCTATCACGCGATGGTTTCGTGAACGCGGACTCTCGCACCGCGGGCAAAGTGCGGCTGAGGATGCTAAGTGGAGCGCGATGACTCCCGAGCAGCGGCGCGCGCAGACCGACGCTGCTCATGCCGCCGTGCGAGGTCACTCGTGGAGTCGCGAGACTCAACTGAGCCAAGCCGCCGGGCGCCAAGCTAAGCCAAAAATCTCGAACTGGGAAGCCGCAATGCTGAGCGAGTTGGAGAATTTGGGCGAGCAGCCTGTGCCCCAATTCGCCATTGACATCTTCAACGCCGACCTGGCCCTGCCCGACGCGATACTCGTCGTCGAAATGGATGGCGGCGCTTGGCATGCTGTGCCCAAGAAGCGCATGCAAGACGCGCGAAAAGATGCGGTACTCGCCGCGCTTGGCTGGGGCATCGTACGCATTCAATGCCAAAGCCGCATGATGAGCCGCCTGCCAGTCTACGCCGAGGACATCCGCGCGCTCGCCGAGGTGCGACGCGAGACGGAACCCGTCCGGCGTCAGAACGGGGTGATTGCCCGTTACCCGAAGCCCATTCACGTGAAAGATAGAGCCCGAATGGTGCCGCGACATTACGGCATCGACGCGACGGAAGCGGCCGAGATGCGTCAGCGCGAAGTCCCCGACCCTGACGTCCTCGACGGCAAGGGCTCCACGAAGAGTTGAGACCGTGCTTCCAGCCGCAACGCAGCGCGGATGGATGGGAATATACGGCCCCCACGCATCGACCCTCTTGCCGTAGTTCGATTGGCCGATGATGTCGCGGATTCTGAACTTTTCACCGGTGAAGAGGCGCTTGCAGTGGTCGCAAACGCGCGAGTCGTGCGCGTACGAGCCCTCGCACCATTCGAAGCCTTGGTCGAGTAGCTCCTGGAGTCTTCCGGCGGATTCTGCGCGGGCCGTCTCGGTGACCGCAATCGTGCCGAAATCGAGGTTGTAGTCCTTGGTCGTGTTGGCCATCGCTCGCGCCACTTCGCGCGGGTTCTTGCCGAGCGTGGCGGCGGCGATGAGGTGGTTGCGTAGCTCGGCTTTCATCTCTTCGAACTTCGCATCTAGTTCGTTGAAATTGTGATGTTCGAGGAACTCGATAGCGCGCCGGTCCTCCGCCGTCACCGGCCGGTGCAGCACGGCGCGGCCGACATTCGACGAAGGACGGTTTTCTCGACGGGCACTGGCGGCCTGGTGAGCGGCGGCGGCGTCCGTCGCGAGCATTTGGCCGATAAGGTACGCCTGCATCGGGTGCGAGGCGAGGTTCACCATCGCCTTGCGTTTCCAGTTCTCGACCGGTTCGTCGAGTTGGTAGGGGTCGAGGCCCTCCCACGTCCCGCCGGTCTTCTCGTAAATTTGGTCGACCAACTCGCGTAAATCGCGCGCCAGTTGCGGCTGGCCCTCAACCATCGCGCGGTAGACCGCGTCTTCGTGGGCGCCAATTTCCCGGATGCCGTGGTCGCCGGGGTCGCCCGGATGCCAGTCGCGCTTTTCCAGGTCATGGCCCCAGTGGCGTTCGAGCGCGCGCGCAGCCGCGACGGCGTTCGCCCCTTTGCGGACGACCAGTTGCGCCATATCGAATCCGATTTCGAGCGCGAGCTTATCCATCGTGGTCCCCATTTTAGAAGCACCAAGCCCGCTCTCCCCCGAGGGGAGGCGGGCCTAGTGTGCGCGCTTGGCTTGCGTTCTCTAGACGGACAGGCTCGGCGTTCCGGTCGAGCTATCGCTGAAGAGCTTCGTGTTGGTCGGGTCGACCGCGGTGACCGTCGCGCCGACGGTAAACGTGATGTTCGAGCCGCCGACGATAAGCTCGACGGTGTCGCCCTGATTGGCCTTGATGCGTTTGCGTGGGATACGCACGCCGTTGGCCGCGATGCCGAGGCCGCTTTCGAGCGGGTTCGTGGCCGAGGGGCCGCCCTGGAGGATGACCGCCGCTTCGCTGGCCGTGTCGATGATGTCGTACCAAAACTCGCAGACTTGGTCGACCGAGGCTGCCCCCGTCGATGCGCCGCTGTCCAGCGCCGACGTCACCGGATTGACGAGCACCTTGAAATTGACGTTCGTCGCGTTGGTCTGCGCGGTTCCGTCCTGCGTGACGGCGCCCGTCGCAGGGGTGAAATGATAGGCGTGATTGACGGGCATGACTTCTCCTAGTCGAGCATCTTCACGAGGTCGTCGCGAAGCGATTCGAGGTCCCTTTTCTGAACCCCGCTCCCCGGAACCTGGGGTTTGGGCGGATGCGGTGGCGCCGGGGGCTTCCCGTCGCTGCCGCCGGGCTGACCATCCTCGCCGCCCTCTTCTCCGCCGCCGCCTTCGCCGCCGGGCGGCGCGTCCTCTTGGGGCGTGAGCGTCGGGAGGTCTTCGACCTTGATTCCGGGCTTGGTCGAGATGGTGATGACGTCGCCGCCGGGAACGGGCGGCAGGCCAAGCTCGCGCCGGACTTCGTTACGCGAGAGCACGCCGCCGTCGATGAGGGTTTCGGCGCGCTGGGCGTCTTCGAGCTTGGCTTCCTTGTCGTCCTCGACGAACTCGAATTTGACGTCGTGGAAATCGAAGATGTCCTTGCCGTAGCCGGTGAGGTCGTTCGGGTCCAGGGCATTGTTTCGAATCCACATCTTGCCGTGGACGATTTCACCGTTGAAAAATTCCTGGATGTTAACCGCCATCGAATGGATGCCGCGGGACTGCGTTAGCTCGTGCTGCGTCTCAGAGGTCGTGCGATGGAGGTCCTCGGTGAAACCGATGTCGTTGAGCGAGAGCCCGTAGACTGCGCACTTGACGTTGGCCCAGTATTTGAGCATCTCCAGGACTTCATTGTCGCGCATCGTGCCCTGCTGGAGCGGAATGAAGCCCTTGACCCCTTCCTTCGAGCCGATGAAGAGGCCGCGGCGCAGACCCTTGGCCACCTTCTCGTTCCAGGCGACTTCGATGGCGTCGCGCTCGTCTTGGCTGACGTCGGGCCCGAGGTCGAACACGAATTGCGGCGTGTTGTTGTTCCGAAAGAAGTCGACCATGTAGGCGTCGCCGTAGAGCGCGCCGACCATCTTCTCCAGAATCACCTCGATGGGCGGCTTGCCGTAGCCGCTCGACTGTTCGTTCTGGACGATGTAGACGAGTTCGTCGTTATTGTAGTAGCCCCGGACGATGCCTTGGTCGTACCAGTCGTACGCCGGTTCCGGCGGCTGGGGCGTGGCGAGGTCGGGACGCCGGTAGCGCCGCACGTCCTGCCCGGGCAAAAGGTACATCTCGCCCAGACCCGAGCCGTCCACGAGCGGATTCTTCACGATAGGCGCGGCGTCGTACAGGGTTAGGTTATCGACGATGCGGTTCAGGAAGGCCCGGAAGCTCGACTCGGCCGACGGGTTCGGACTCTCGAACATCTCCTGAACGGGCAGGATGTGGCTCTCGGCTACGACTTCGTGGTACGCGAGGCAGGCGTCGAAAAACTCGCGCAGCCGGGCGTTCTGCGAGAGGCCCTTACCCGCGGCCTGCTCGGAGGAGATGATGTCTTTGAGCGCCCCGGTCGCACGGAGATAGAAGCTCGGCAGGAGGACCTGCGGCTTGAACTCCGCCATGAGTTGCGGGTAGTTCATCGACAACTCGGCGACCGTGTGCCAGCGCTTGAGGTCGGCCTTGATTTTTTCGACGTCGGGAACGATTTTCCACGGCATCTCGCCGATTGCGCGCTTGAGCGTATTGCGGATGGCGAAGATAATGTCGTCGCGGTCAGCCAGCGTCTCCAGCGTATAGCCGGGCACGGCGTAGCGCGAGCGCTGGACGAGATTCTCGCGCGTGCCGAGCGTCGACTCGGGCCGCGAGAGGGCGCCGTTGAGACTCTTCGGCTCGCCGCCCTTACGCGGTGCAACGCGCTTGGGGCCGAGAAAGAACCGGCTGAACCCGCCCGGCGTACTCTTCCGAAGCGGATGTGAAAAACCGACCGGAACGAGCGAGTGAGAATCCGACATATTAGGGCAGGAGGTTCGGAAGCCCGGCTCCAAACCCCCTCGCCCGGGCCGTAGAAGTCTATGGAAATCTACGTGTTCGGGATAGACTCTTACGCGATGACGGGCCTAGCCCGGCTCGCGTTTTTCACTTCCTTGGGGGAAATTGACATGCCCGAAGCAGAGACACAGACCGCCCAAACCGCCCAGCCCGAGGCCCCGACTTGCGAGCGCCGCGAACCATCCAGCGTCTACAACCCGGCGATTCACGGTCCCAATTTTTGCCCGGACTGCGGCTAAGCGAAACGAAGGTCGTCGGCAAGACGGTAGAACGGCGTCGTTGAGACGCGCTCGTCGTCGACGAAGTACCTCAGACTGCCGGTGGGTGCGAGCGAAAACTCCCCGACCGGCAGTCCCTTTTTCCGGGTGAAAAGCCCGAGTGAATAGGCGTCGGCGGCTTTGACGAGGTCGTGGAGGTCGTCGAGATTCTTGACGAAACGCAGGCGCAGGTTCGCCCACGCAGAGGCTTGCGGGGGAGTGAGATTTTCAGGCGGCAACGGTGGCCTTTCTGCGGGAGCGCCGCAGGATGCTCGCCTCATTGTCGAGGGCGTAGAGTTTGTCGCGCAGCCGATGGATGTCGGCCTGGAGCTTCTTGCGCTCGACCTCGATTTGAGCCAGCCGCTTTATCGTAGCCCGCGCGAGCGGCTTTGCCAAGACGCTCGACTTCCCGACCTTGACGCGCATCTTCTTCGCGAGCGCTCGCGAGACGCTGGCCGGTACGTCGGCGTACCGAGCGAGCAGGTCGATATAGATGCGAACGAAGTCCGGGCCGTGTCTGGCATCTTCCGGCGCGAGACTGTGCGCGACCTCATGCAGCACTATCCAACGGATGCGCATGCGGACCGGGAGCTTGATGGTCTCGGTGTTTTTATCCCAGCAAGCCGTACGCGAGCGGCGGCGCCCATCGCCGATATGCACCATGTGGCGTCCGTAGTCGTCGCGGACCTGACGGATGAGGTCGGCGCACTCTTGGAGCGAGAGCTTGACGTTGAGCTTCGCGAACTCGACTTGCGGCCGGAACTCGTGGTCGCACTTCGGTTCCTCGAACCGGCCAGCGTCGTACGGCGGCCCGAACGACTTGACGAACTGCCGCTTATGCTCGTGCTCGTAGCCGTCGCAAACGACGCAGCGATGGCGGCAGAGGCGCGTCTCCCAGTCGTAGACGCGCTGGCGTTGCGTATCGCGCTTTTTCAGCAGCCCACCGCCTCTTTCTCGGTGGTCGGAATGTCGACCACGCCGAGGATGTCGATGGTAACTGCGTAGCCCTTGCGGACCGCCTCACGGACCGTGATAGCGGCGACGGAGCCAGCGGCTCGACGCTGCTTCGAGTAGTGGTCGTACTGGCCGAGCGCGCGCCGAACGGCGAGCGTCGGGTCGTTCGTTTGCAGGCTGAAGGTTTGCGGCGTGAGTCCTGCGACTCGCACCTGGACGTTGTAAGCCTTGGCCATTTAAGCCTCCTCTCGGTTGAGGAACTCTTCCTCAGCGATGTTGCCAGCAGCGAGCCACAACAGGCGCTGTATGTTTTGGTGGTGGTCTGCGAGTTCGGCTTCATCCCATGCGCCGTACTCTTTGAGTTCCTTGCGGACTCGGTCCGGTTCGAGCTTCGCGAGTTGCTCGGCGATGTACGGGATGTTCGAGCCATCCGCGACATCGTCGTCGCATCGGCCCTGATGCGACATGCTTTGCGCGTCTTCAAGCGTGAGTCCGATTTCGACGTAGTTGAAAGAAGCGTAGAGGAGGTCAGCCACCCTGCACACCCTCGCACAGTAGCATGTTGATGGCTTCGCGGACCGCGCCGCGCCTGTAGTCGCTGACGCCCATCGCGACCGTCTTCCCGCCGAGTCCGAAGATTTCGGCCGTGAAGTACGACGTGATGTTTTTCGAGGGGCGGACGGCGCATGCATACGGCTTGCCGTCGTAGTAGAAGCGCTCGCCAGACTCAACTTTTTTGAGGAAGTCGAGCCCGAAGAGTTCGGGTTGAAGTTCGTTCAGTTGAGCACTCCGTTCAAGAGACCGCCCAGGAAAGACGCGACGGCCTGGGCGGTGTATTGCCAGGCCGCGACATAAAGGGTGATGGCCCCGACGAGGAACCAGTCCGGCACGTAGAGGGCGAGGAAGGCCGCTTCGGCCGCTCGTTCCATTTGAGTCATCTTCAAGTTTTGCGCAGCCTTTCATAGCGAGCGTCGCGGCGCTTCTGCATGCAGCCGACGCACCGGGCGAAGGTGCTCGCGGCGACCTTGGCGCCGGTCACCTGGTTGGTGGCGCGAATGTCGCGCTCGCAATCAACGCAGAACCCGGCCGCCCGGCGCTGCTTCTTGGTCACTTCGGCTGCCCGGCGGCGTACATCCGCTCCCGCATTTTTGCGAGCTTCGCATCCCGGTTCGCGTTCTTCTTCGCCTGGAGGGCGTCGAGGCAGCTTTCGCACCGTTTGTAGTAGAGCTTCAGCATCGGCACCATGTACGGCGCAACTTTCTGGCAGTCGCGGCAGAGATTCGGGTTTTTCTCGTTCTTCATCACAAT